AAAGAGAATAACAGTAGTAATAATAAAGGGACTGGATTGTCAGCTAGCACCGGTAGGTGCGTTGATGACGAGTCAGTCCCTAACAGGAAGGATCGAGTCCACCCTTCTCTCCTCTTCCTGTATACAGTGGCACTTGGATTGTGTCTCACTTGAGACTACTTAGAAACCCAGTTATAGACACCGTTTTGTCTAGCTTGTTGTCTTTGGTCTTTATTCATGCCAAGGACAAGGTGATTAGCCGACCCTTGAGGGTCTTCTATAGATGCTCTAAGGATGTCATTCCATTCTTCACGTTTTCTTTGGTTGACAGCCTCTTGAGCTGAAATAGACATACAGTCAGTGAAGTATTTGACGCCTTGAGCCAGTGCATCGAGCCTGTCGTCATGCTTGACGGCCCCTTTCTCTCTACACATTCTACTCATTTGGTAGAAGAGCATATAAAGAAGTCGTTTTTCGGGTGCTTCGTCCTTATTAGACTTGTAGTCCCAGTCAATAACGTCTTTATCGACGACAAGACGGTGTTGGTTCATCACCGGTTCAAGAGCGTCAATGATTCTGTCTTCTTTGCGTACGTTAGCTCTGACTTCTTCGACATCTATCGCTTGTTTAGTCTGTTGAAGGTGTTTTTTAAACAGCTCAGCTACGATGCCGTCTCCAAAGTTAGTCTCAATAACAAGTTTGGATACATTGTACTTCTTACAGTGTCTTAGAATGTCCAAGAGTGTTGTGTCTGAGTATCCATCTCTGTAAGCACACACTTTGTGCAAGTACAGGAAACCGTTTCGTTGACTGATAAAAGCTGCAGCCGTCTCATCTGTTCCTCGACCCGACGGGTCAACACTGCAGATTGTCTCTTGGTAAGGATGCCACTCTCCTTGTAGCTGCATTGGACTGTAGAAATAATCTCCAGGTAAACCAACCGTTGGGAGTTCTTTGATGACGTTCCGTGGGTCTGAGCACCAGATGATTGAATCAGGAGCGGAAGTAGGATTAACGGCAGTGACCACGAGGTCAGCCATTTTAAGTGGGAACTTTTCACTGTCACTAAGGGATGTATCCAGCATGAACTGGAGAAGGAAGTTTGACCGTCCCATGGCGGCTTCACGTTCGATGAGATCATCATCTGCGAAGCGATCAGGGTCAGTTACGTTCCAAGGTTCAGCACCGTTATCTATATCGGCCACTAGCTGCGGCGCTAAGAGCCCTTCGTACTGGCTTACCTTCCTAGGGTACCTAGCAGGCCAAATAAAGGGCTTGTAGGACCTCTCAGCTAGCTTAGAATAGACAGTAAAAGATGTCTGTGGTGTGCCTAGATAGCAAATACGACTATCATCCTTTGGTGTAAGGATAGATTCTGCTTCTGTACATAGTTGTAGTAGCTTCTCTCGCATGAGTTCTGTCATGCTGTTGCCTGGTACTTCTATGTCATCCAGAATCATTAAGTCAGCACGGCTACCAGTAAGCTGACCAGTAATGCCGACAGACTTTACTGACGGAGCTTGGTGAGGACTACAGTTGACATCAAAACTGATACGTGACCAGCGAGAGTCATCTGACTTAGGCTGTAGGTGAGATAGCCAAGGTGTCTCAATAATTAGTTTTTGTAGGAAGATAGACATGTTATCCGCACGTTCTTTAGATGCGGATATAATCATTATCTTTTTTTCAGGGTTATTAAAAAGCGTCCACAGAACAAAGGCTCCAGTAATCCATGATTTTCCCACACCACGGAAAGCTTGTATCTGTAGACGTTTAGGTCCATGTTGAAGATAGTCTGCGATTGCATATTGTGCGCGGGTAGGGGAGGGCAGATCAAGCTGCTGCCACAGTGCTTGTAGAAACAGCTTGAAATCATTCTGCAACGCCAGGACGACGTTGGTCATTTACTTCATCTTGGTGTTGTAGCGTTTACCACGCCACGTAAATTCTTTTTTACCAGCACGACGTGCAGCGGCAAAAGCCTGATCAAAGTTAGAAGCGATAGCTTTGCGTCCAGCTTCTTTTTCTTTTGCTTTGTAGTCTTTGCCCATGCTAGCCATGGGTTTGCCAGTACCTTTCTTAGCAGAAGGCTTACCACGCAGTGCTTTTGCAGCGTCAATTGCTAATGATGCTGCAGCAAGAGCTTTGGCTGGCAGGTCAGAGCGTGGATTGACAAGAGTGCCAACCTTTGCAGCCGTACGCATTTGACTACCAACACGGCCAGCTTTAGGACCTGCAGGCCGCGGCGGTCCGCTCTTAGCTGGTTGATTAGCACCACCACGGCGTCCAGTGTCACCACCAATAGCTGTAGGTGTGCGGCGGCTAGGACCTTGCACGGGAGGATTAGCGGGACCTTGTGCACCACGAGGACCGCCTTTAATGTTACGTTGACCACTGACAGTCATTTTGTCTTTAGAGCCAGTCCTGCGTGCAGTTTGTGCGCCTTTGATACGCTGCGGACGACGCTTGCTGCTAGTGACCGGAGTCTTTGCGGTTTGACGACCGCGACGATTGTAAGTACGTTTTGCCATTACTTTTTCCTAATAAATCTGCCGTCTTTGTAAATCATGACTGGTCCGAAGGGACGTTTGTACATGTCACCTTCTTTGGGGTTAGCGGGTGGACGCGATGCAATACCACCGTACGGAGCTGAGAATGCTTCTTTACGCTCACGCCGTGCCCTCGACGCTGCTGCCTCTCGTAGGTTGCGGCTGACAGAACGTGCACGAGGATCTTCTGACCTGCGCTTTGCACCGGAACGACCACCACCGGATCTTGACCTAGTAACGCTCGGTCCAGGATCACCGACCTTACGGAACTCGCCTTTGATGCCAGAACCGGTTGCTTCAGGTTTTACTGACTCTTTGACAGCAGCAGGCTTAGGAGTAGTTTTTGGTTTTCTAGTGTTTGTGCTAGAGCCAGTAGTTGCAGGTTTAGGTGTCTTGACGGTTGAAGATTTCTTCAAGTTACGGCCATACTCTTCACCGCTTTTAACAGGACCAACCCCAGTTGGTTTAGCTATTTGACGTCCGTATTTAGCTCCATCACTGATAGGACCAATACCAGTTGGTTTGCCAGCAGTTTTTTTGAATTTACGCATATCACGGCGATATTCTTGCATCGCCTTAGCAAATTTTTGCGGACCCCGTGGTCCGTACTCTCGCCTAAATTCTTTGCGATCAGGTTTCTTTTTCATCAGTTAATGTGTGATAAAATCAGAGTTTCTCTTAGTTTGTTGATTCCAAATGTTTGTCTCATCCAAGACAACCAGTTACTACTTCCTTTTGCCTGATTACACTTTTTGCAGCAAGGTACGAGATTGCTTGTAATATCTTCACCACCAAAGGTTCTAGGGTGAACATGATCCAAAGTAAGTTCGTGTAATTCATAAGTTTCTCCACAGTAAACACATGTGCATCCAAAGTGTTCTTTGATGCTGCGCCTCCAAAGGCGCTTGGCTTCAGAGGACGTCATGGTTATTAGATTTTGTAAGTAGTGGTCAGGCGTTGGAAGTAAAGGGGTCATGCGTAGCGTTGCTTCATTCGTGGACGACGGCGGTTGGCAGATGCTGTCTCTGTCTTACCTTTGCCAGGTCCAGTATGTGAGGCATCTTTACCGTCTCCGTTGCCGTATGTGCCAAGTTTGCGGTTAAGCTTGTTAGCAGCAGTACGGATCATGAGTCCCTTTTTAGTTTTGTTGTAGTCACCTTGCTGTTTTAGGCGGCGTTTGCGTGCAGCAGGGTTTTGCTTGTAGTACGTAGATGTATTCATCGGCCATATAGCCTAGATTGGACAAGATCAGGATCAATCTCTGGCATAACTGCTGCCAACTTAGACAATGGGTTGCCTTCCATAGCAACACCGCTGATGTCGTTAGTTTTAAGCCAGTCACAGGCAGCTTTAAGGTCTTGGGTCGTCGCTTCACCGGACTTAATCCGGCTGAGAAACTCTTTGGTGACTAGGTTATGCAGTTCGTTAAACTGATCTTCGGTGGCTTTCTTTTTGTTAGCCATTCTTCATTACAATTTTGTCGATTTTAGTTTCGATACGGATCATGTGATCCTCTATCTTTTGAATGGCTGCTGTGAATTCGTCCTTTGGCACGTATCCGGTGGCAATACGTAGTTCAAAGGTGTCAATCCGTCGATCTAAGTCTGACATCCTGTTATGTATACGGTTTGTCAGAGCAGCACCGGCTGCAATTATTGCAACAGCAGCCGATACAGCCGCTTCAATCATTCTTTTGTAAGGATACAATAGGTACAATGTCGTGACAAAGAACTTCGACACGACTGCCGGGTCTAAAAGTAAACCCTTTTCTCATAATTTCTGTGCATTTAATGGCACGAACAAGTTCATAATCAAGACGCATCTTTTGTTCGTGTTTTCGTGCAATAGCTTTGCAGGTTTCAGTCATCCCGCCATCCAAAGGCACAGCAAAATTTAGTTGCAAACCCCAGTTACCACTGCGTGTGTACGTGCCTCCATACGGAATAGTGTCACTACCCATGTAAAATGGAGACACCTGCATGGTTGTACCGTTGCAACTGTTGTTAGGTCCGAAGTATTGACGGGATGGTGCTCCGTTGTTTTGGAATTGCACCGCTTGGTTTGTCACATTGCCAGTAGCCGCGGCCACCGGAGATGATGTGTTTTGTACTTTTGGATCGTTGTTAGCAAATGCAGGAGTTACTGAGAGAAGATAGACAGCGAGGTAGTAGTAGATTCTTGTGTAATGACTTCGTCGATGACGATGTTCTCCACTACGCCTGCTGACCGGCTCACAACCTCTAGTTGGAACTGATCCCCTGCTGTGTGTACGGAATAAGTTGTTGAAGAATCCAAGATGTCGCCACTTGGCGTGACATTGTTTCCTGTCCACGAGTCATAGTCACCACCATAAATGTTTGTCGTAATGGTACGATCAATGTCAACAGTGGTAGTCGTGGTGGATTGCATACTACCCTGG